GATTATGGCAATCAATTTGCAAATTGGACAACTAAAAAAGGTACAGAAACTTTTAATCAGAATTATTTGACTCCAAGCTATTTTGGTAATGTGGTTGTAGAAGTCACAGGCCAAGATATCGCAAATCAAGCTGGTTATTGGGGACCTGAGTTTAGAGCAGATCAATCTAAGCTTTATGTGAATTACTCATTAAACCCATGCCATAATAATCCATTGCATGATCCAGCTTGTCCTGGCTATGCCAATGCCTTATTTCAACAGCAATGTACACAAAATCCTTTGTATGATGCAGCCTGTCCTGGTTACGCTACAGCTTATCTAAACCAACAATGTAGCATTAATGTTTTATATGATCCGGCATGTCCTGGTTATTCAACCGCATATTATAACCAACAATGTACTAACGATCCACTATCGGATCCAGGTTGTCCGGATTATTTTGTAGCACAATGTGAAAAAGATCCATTATATGATATGGCTTGTACCGGTTATGACACTGCTTATTTTGATCAACAATGTGGATTAGATGCGCAATATGATACTATGTGTCCTGGCTATGTTGATCTTTCTGGTAATGATGGAGACGTTACAATCTTAGATCCTATTGTGGACGATGTAGTTAATATTGAAGTAAAACCAGAATTATTTGAACAAGAAATACCCGTATACGAATTTGAATATAAAGAAGAAATTGTAGAAACTAAAACAGATACGCTTGAATATGATGAGTCAATTCAGGCACTTGAAGACGATATAGAAAAAGAAATAGCTCAGCTCGAAAAAGATGGTGAATATCAAGATGGAGAACTTATCCTTGAAGATGATATCGAAGGAGAAATAGCAAAATTAGAAGAATCCACTGACAAAGATTTCGATGATTCAACATCTGCCAGTGGCGAAGAGAATATGGAGGATGACATTGAAAAAGAAATCGCACAACTGGAGTCAGAGGAGGATACCGAGCTCGGGGACGAGAAGCAAGTGGAATCGGATGGAAAGGAAGAGTCCAATAATAATGTTGGGCCCGACACACTGGTCGGATCTGATAACAAGAACGATGAACGGAAAGTCGTATCAAACAAGAATACTTCATCAAGACGAGACAAAATGCGAATGCTCATCGCGGCCAAGGCAATTGAAGCAACTAAAGAGTTAGAACAGGCTGTGACTTTAGAACAACAGATGAATATACAACGTAGACTACTCGCTTTGATTAGTTACGTTCCAGACTTTAAGGACGAATATACAAAAGACAATATACCACAAGTTAATTTTTATCCACCGAAACCAACAATAGATCACGCTTTTGCAAGATGGTTCTTAAATGATCCAAACTTTGCAGCAATGGAAGACCTACAATATAGGAGAAACTGATGGATCCAGTATCAGCAATGGCAGTAGCAGGTTCTGCCTTTAGCGCCATCAAAGCCGGTTTTGCCGCAGGACGTGAAGTGGAAACGATGTCAAAGGACATTATGAGATGGATGGGTGCAATTAATGATATTAAAGCAAATCACGAAAAGGAAAAGAAAAGTAGATTTACAAGTGTTGAAGAGGAAGCACTTGAAAGTTGGATAATTAAAAAACGAGCTGAAGAAATGGAGAATGAGTTAAGGCAATTCATTACTCTGACATATGGGATTTCGGCTTGGCAGGATCTTATTAGGATGCAAGCTCAAATAAGAGTTGATCGCCAAAAAGCGGAAGAGGAGAGGAGAAGACAGATAGCACGAGGTATAGAATACACTATTGCAGGTTTCTTAATCCTAGTTGTCGCTGCTATGATAATTGCAGGTGCCGTGCTAATATACGAGTACAAAAATTGACACACGTTTTTGTACTCATCCTGATCATTGGTGGTAATATGGTCTCAAAGGATATGTATTTTTATGATATAGAAAGATGCAATTATTTTGCATCGCAATTAACTAAACGATATGGTAACTATCATTATCGTGATTTGATACCAACAGAACACAGAGCTACGGCATATTGTAAGCCTGTCTATGTTAATACTGAAAAAATGGAAATATACTGATGATGATACTTTTTATTTTAACAATCATACTTTTAATTGGTCTCATAGTATTTGGAACAATTATGTATGATATAGACGTTCCAAATGAACCAACAACGGAAATGGAACAAAGATGTATAGACATTAAGGAGAAAATTAGATGGCTGAACTGGAAATTGCTGGAGCAAAAATCAAAGGAGGAAAAATCCTTTTAGTATTGCCCGTCTTATCAGCACTCGGTGGCGGCCTATGGGGTGGCTTCGAGTTTTACAAAGACTATATGGATATGAAAGAAAAGATCCAAACTTATGAAGCACCGGATTTATCAGATATTCATGAGAAGTTAGCTGTACTCAAAGAAGAGATGATGGCAACTAAAGAAATATCAGAAAACTTTGTTGACACGGTACGTGATGCCAAGTCTGATACAAGAGCTGATATTGTGCGAGTTGAAAAGGTAGTTGATAGAGTTGAGAATGATATTGATGAAGTAGAAGACGAGCTCAGAACTACTGTTGAAGAATCTGAAGCTATTGCTCAAAAGAATAAAGAGTATGTTCGTGAATTTATTAATGATACCGACAAGCGGTATGATGATAAAATAAGCGGCCTTGAAGGATACGTCAAGCGTGAGCTTGAGAACCTTGAAGACCGCTTAAATGATAAGTTGACTAAAGCTTTGGATAACCCACTGGCTAACCGCTAATCATATCAACAGCAGAGGCAGTAACTTCCTGTACTCTGCGAGTCCAACCACGGCCGAACGTTTCAAAAGTGCTTAATGATTCATAGTACTTTTGGCGTTCGTCCTGAAATGCTTCAATTGTATTTTGTAGACCGTTTTCATTAACATAGTCTTCTACGGCCTGTAGAGTCATAGGACCAATCCCGCCATCTACTGTAGTCCCAATAAGAGATTGTAGATACTTTGCACTACGACCGCTGCCGGCATTGACAGCAAAATCAAAAACGCAAAGATCGAGACCGCTAGGTAAACTATCGGCTCGCACTCGGTCCCAGTAATTTTTTCGATAAATCGGCGCAACGTCTTCAAATGCTAGCTCCTTCATCTCTTTTTGTGCAAGGTCATTTTCCATGCACCATTCTTCGTAAACACGTTTTGTGACACCCATGTTGGTTTCGCCACCTGGATCTTTCGGATGGTTTACATATCCGCCTTCATGGTGAAGGATTTGCTCTAAACTGTAATCGTAATTTTCAGCAGCCATTACTAATATTTAACCTCTCGTTGGTATTTTTGTGGCAGATTGAGATTGATGTAATTTATAGCCTGATCCACTGCCCAAGACACAAGCTAGACCGATTTTTGTTTGGACTTCCATAAGAGTCCATGTACCGGTTTTTGGATTAGCACCTAGAATAATAGTAACGTCTAAGCCTCTTCCTTGTTGACCCATAGCCAAACCTTCGGCTGACATAATAGGTTCTTCACCGTACTCTTTAACCATTTCAATAAGAGCTGAAACAGGTCCACATTGAATTGGTTTTTGAGCCCAGTAGACTCCATCAACTGAACCATTTTCTTCTGGTGTTGGTGCTTCGTCAAGCAGTGGGTCTTGTGCCCATACTGGATGACAAGCGCTTAACACTAAAAAGAGTGCTAACAATAATTTATTCATGAGTTCATTCTCCATACTTCTCTTGCTGGCACCTTAATAAAACGTTCTTTAGTGTTATTCTTATCTGGATTGGGAATTGTAAGAACTACATTCTTACCTTTCATAAAGGCGTTATGCTGATCTATAATCCTACGAAACTTATTTTGCTCATCTCGCATTTTACGAGTGGCTGCACAAAGTTTAGGATTTACACTTTTTCTTTCGCCTTTAGATACCTGGTGAGCCCGTGATTTTTTCTTACCCATTGTTGTAGATCTCCTGAATAAAGTTTTCAAATGCCTCGACCTTTTCTAGTCGATTAGGCCAATAGATATAGTCTTTCTCAGGATTAGCTTTTAGGTTATTGAGCAAGGGCTGTATAGAATTATATAGTTTGTCTAATTTCTCTTGCGTCGATTGAGCCGCAACCGATACATCGCCCGCTGCTTTTTGGGCGTCTTGTACCGCTTGAAGCTCGTCTTCTGTGACAGCTGTAAATCCAAAGTCAAATATATCGCTCATACAGTTATTTATACTGCGACATATTTCGGTTTAGCTGACGGAGCAATGCCATGGCAGTTCTTTGCCAAAAGTCATAACCCCAAGTTCCTTCGGCAAATTTGTCTCGAATTGCAAAACAATTATCGATACGATGCTCGTATCGTTTAATTTCTATCGTAGATATAGACATCAACTTCTCCTGCATTTTTAATTCCACCAACTACGTTTCCACCCCACTCATATGAGACTGGGCCTTTGCTTCCACGTGTTTTCATTTTGACAATAGCCTTGCGACCACGAGCAACAACACGCTTTTGGCGCTTTCGATAATCAGGGTATGTTCCCCAAAAAGCGTCAGTCTTATTCATCAAAGAGACTGACTCACGCAAAGCCTCAAGTTTTTCCATATCACCACTATGTGATGTTACAAAGGTTCCTACATAGGAATTACAGCGATTAGGCTTGATATACATTTTCAATCTCCTTGAAGAGGTATTCAGCAATATCATCTTGGTCACATTGGAAGCGAATACCAATACCTCCAGCTTGTTCCCATCTTTTAATATTATCGATTTTGTCATCGATAAGAATGTTTGGCTTACCAGTCAAACGGTTAACTGCATACTTATGCTTGTTTGAAGTAAAGATACAGTTTTCAACTTCTGGCATGAAGCCTTTATCTTCAAGCCATCTACGTTTCCAATAAGCTGAGTTATTGTGATCACCTCTAAGTGGAGATGAACAAATACCCCAGTTAGCATCGCCAGCAATATTCTTTACAAAGCTTACAATGCGATCAGAATCAGAATCAAAGGTTGGAAGCTGATAAAACCAATCAGTGCCAACAAGATCAGCCAAGGCTTTCTCTTTTTGTTTGATTGACTTCCAATGTGAGACATTGTTCTTCTTAGCAAATGCACCGAAGAAATCTGCGATAACGCCATCCATGTCAAGATAAATATTCATGTTCTTCATTTTACCTCCATGCAACCGGCTGGCAAACCTTCAGTTGCGCAAGGATCTTCAAGAGCTCCAACAATCATGATAGAACCAACAATAAAGAGAATTGCAAGAAACGTTTTCATTATATAACCTCCACTTTGTCGAATCCGGCTGATGCGACGATCACCTGTTCGGTTTCACTTACAAGGATATCACCAACTGAGATGCTGTGCATCGAATCCAATCGATTGATATCGCCTTCAGGACCAATGTTGCCAATCTCAAAAGCTTTGTTGAAGTCGCTTGTTGCGATGTTAGCTACATGGACATAAAGGTCTTTGTTCTTCACTGGATCAAAGCCTTCGCCAATTCCCATACCATAGGTAAAAGAACAATGTGGGAAGATCGCTTTTTGATCTTTGATTTGATAAACTTTAATCATGGTTTTTCCTTCCTTTTCCATTTTATGATATTATTATATCATAGTTTTTGCCAATTGTAAAGGAAAAAGTGAAAAAAAGTTTATTGCTAAATCAATCACTTAACAAAAAACTTTATTTTTTTTATACGGCGAATGATTCACCACAACCACAGGACGCGGTCGCATTAGGATTTATGACCTTTAGATAGGAACCACCTAGCTCTGTAACGTAGTCTATCGTACAGCCAAGGATAAACATCTCGGCAATAGGGTCAATTGCAAGGTTAGCAACAGTAGGTTCTTTATCAGTGACATCCCACTCATATTGAAACCCACTACAACCACCACCTTTAACGGACAGCCAAACATTTGGCTGCCCTACTTGTTTTAGATATGCCTTAGCATTTTCAGTAACTATAACCATGCAGTTATTTATCTTAGAATCGACCCAAGAACTGTGCTATTCGATGTACAAACGGTAGAAGAGTTGCGGCCATAAACAAATTAACACCTGTATGAGCCATAGCTATTCGAAGTGTATCACCTTTAGGCATGCCATCAGACACTAAAAGACCGGCTAACCAAATGGTGCCGGTTGTTCCAATGTTTGCTCCAAGTACCGCAGCAATTGCTGCCGGAAGAGGAATTGCTCCAGATGCGACCAGTGCAATAATTGCTGTAGTTGACAGTGAAGACGACTGCCAAAGCAGTGTCATTACAATACCACCAATAAACATATAAATGATATTGCCAGTAAACCAGGACAGATGTTCCATGTTACCCATAGATTTCATTCCACCTGAGAAAGTTTTAAGACCGATATAAAAGATAACCAGTCCTACGATTGCCGTAATTACGGGGTTTCCTAGATCCATTTTTCTTACCTTTTTCCAGAGTGCATCCATTGCAATCTCCTATTGTTATATACAAATATATTTAACACGTTCGTATTGCTCGTAACAAAAGTTTAACAAATTAATAGCTTTGAGCGAGTCTCCACATGAGGTATTCTTTACTCTCAATAGGATCATACTTTGGTTCTTCATCTAATAGACATTTCACTATTGTTCCAGGAGTAGGATCTACAAAGTGCGGCATACTATAACGAGGAAGATGAATATGACTATTGACAACTCTGTGTTTTGTGCTAACAAAATAATCGTTTGTCCATCTTTGTAATAGATCACCAATATTGACTACAACACCGTCTTCTGCATACGGTACTGGATGCCATTTACCATCTAGATCTTGTACTTCTAATCCTGGCACATCATTAATCTGCCATAATAGCGTAATGGTACCATAGTCGGAATGTTCACCAATACGTTTTTGATTTGGTTCAACCTCACCTTTATATGCAGGATAGTGTATAATTCGAGTTGTATTGTATGGCTTTTCATGAGCATCTACTAAAGTTGTTCCGCAATCAAGAATTGTATCAAACTTTTCTAGTATTCTCATTGATAGGTTATCTGCAATCTTAACACTAGCCCTTGCAGAATTTGTGAACTCTATTTCTGTTGGCCATAGTGCTGGATCCATACGAGTATCGTTATAGTTAAAGCTTTCTTTCATATCAGACGGAGCCTTTGGGTCTACATTTTCTGCGCCCATAACACTATAACCTAAATTTGTTTCTTTCTGATATGAATATTTTTTCTTGACATCTAATGGCAATGCAAAAAACTCTTTCATTTTTGTGTGCCATAGGTTCATTATTTCTTGATCGATATCACTCAGTGTATTAGTAAAGACTGCGAAGCCTACAGTAGTGTAGGCCTCGCGAATCTCATCTAGAACTGATTCACTATTGAAATCAATTATTGGTATCATTAGTTTGGTACCTTAGCATCAATGCCTTCAACATAGTACATCATCTGATTTAGATGCAAGTCTGTTGCAACCTCACCATCTTTCAGTTGTAGGTTACCTTGGTTATCCTTAATAGGACCAGTGAATGCAAAGTACTCACCCGCAGAAATAGCGTCCTTAATCCTTTGCGCCTCTGCAGCAACGTCAGCTGGCATGTTTGTAAACGGTGCCATTTGAACTGCACCTTCGTTCATATGACCAAAGTAATCATTGGTCTCCCATGTACCATCAATCACTTGGCC